ACACGATAAGATTCTTCATTTGTAAGTATAAATTTGTAATTGTAAACTGCTGTACTATCAGCATGAGTAGTAGCAGTAGTGCTGTTTGCTCCTCTAGTACAACCTGTTAGATCATTACTAGATTTACCTGTATATGTTATTTGTTCGCTCTCAATAACTATTGTACCCTGTGGTGGGAATTGAGAAGCATCTGTTAATGTTATTGTAGTATCTGAATTGGATAATGTACCACCTTCATTTAAGGTAGTACGTTCCCGTTTCTCATAATAGCCTCGATGACTTCTAAACGTAGTTGAAGTATCAACAGAGGTCTTATTATAGAATCTATATGTATCAGCATTACCAACTCGTACACCAGCACCGCCTTGAGTTCTAGCAGTTACTAATGATGTCCATATAATTGGTGCTGTTGTAATTACTGAAGCTCGGCCGGCTTTATGTACGTTAAGTTGAGTAGCAAATATAGTCTCAAATGTGGAGAACAATTCTGGTGTGTATGTTCCACGTGCCGTTATAGCTTCTTGTGCCGTAGATGCTGATTTAATTCTAGCGTTAATACTAGATGCAGAATCTATTTGTCCAAATACTTGCCAACCCGCTGGATGTACAGACTGTTGTAAATCATTTCGCCAATCTGTTATAGCTTTACCTATCTTTATAACATAGGAATAATCTTGATAATAATAACTATCTTGTATTTTTTTAGATGACTCTGATACAAATCCATCCTGATTTATAAAAGATCCTGTTTTTGTTGTAGCTGTTCCTGTTACTCCAGATAGAGTACTTGATTCTACAGAATTTATTACAGCAGTAACACCACTAGAACCTCCAGTAATAGTTTCACCGGCACTAAACGTACCTGTAAGCATTGTCACCTTCATCACACAAGTAGATGTATTGGCTGTTTTAAATGTTGCAGTTGCTCCACTAGTTCCACCGGTAAGTGTTTCTAAAGAGGTAAATGTTCCACTAATACCTGTTACCAGCAGATTAGTATCTGATGTTAAGGTTACTGTATCTGTATAATGTATTCCTGGATCATCAACCGATAGTGCTTTAATTTGGCCTACACCTGATCCTTTAGCAATAACTTTAGCACTTGAACCGCCAGATGATGTTATTGTTAATGTGGGAACTGCAGTATAGTTTTCTCCTATAGCTGTAACTCTAACATCTGTAATATCACCATTTCCTGATCCAATCTCCTGTACAATTTTATTACCAGATAAAGAATCAGCAAAAACAGTATGCTCTTCAAGAACAATATGGTCTGTTGTTGCCATTTCATAATCTTCTTCTTGAGTAAAATATACAAGAGTACTTGCTGAAGCTTCTTCTTGATGAATATAAAATCCATCTTCTGTTATAATTTCTCCAGGTTGACCAGAAGTACCAGCTTCTAAACTTATACCACTAGCACTACCATCATCTGAAGTTTCTACTAAAATTTCCCCAGGTTCATTTTCTAAAGTAAATCTAAATTGTTCTATAAGAGATCCTGTCTCTGGAGCAAAACCCCCATTAACTATAGAAACTTCCCCGGCCAAACCTGATCCATTTGTACTTGAATTATTAACAACTATAGCATCACCTATGGCATAACCTGTTCCAGCAGTACTAACTAATAATTCAGAAATTGTACCAGGAGTTAAACTATCTATTTTAACTGTAGCATCATTACCATTTGATGTAGTAATACCTATAGTATCTGTTGTGGCATAATATTGACCCGATGAAGTGATAGTGGTTCCTGTAATTACAGATCCCACTTTAGCATTAATTGTAGTGGTCTGATCCACATTGGATAAACCAGTTATATTTTGTCCTGATACAAAAGTTCCACTTACACTATTATCACTCAATGTCAATTCGTTTAAGGTAATACTACCCAATTGAAATTGTGTTACAGATTCAACTTTCGCAGTTGCTAAACCTACATCTGTATATCCACCTGTAGGTCCTTGATAACCAGCGGTATCAGGATGATGAGCGCCACCAAGTTCAGTAGTTACATCCCTAACAGCATTTTGTGTAATTGTTTGGCCTTCTAATTTAGTAATATCATCCGTAGCTTCAGTAGAATCTTCCAATTCTATATGGGTGTTATCTTCATCTAATAAAAATATAGTTCCATAATCTTGCTCGTCATCATCTTCCATGAGTAATACATCATTGTCCTGTAGTACTCTTAACACTGTTGGGTCTGACCAATTACCATCAGATACACGAAGCATATCTACAGTTGGATAATATACTTCAACATTTTCATTAAGTAAAATTCTAAAAAATAATTCGTGGGCTTTTCTCGTACCTTTAGACCTATATAAGTCTGTTATATTTTTTAACAGTTTTCTTTTATTGAGATTCGGTGTTAATGTTTTTGGAATTGTCTTTAGAATTTCATTTTTGAATTGGTCAAAAAATGAATCTATAGTATCATCAACATCTGCATATTTCATTAACTGGGAAATATTCTCGACCGGATTTGCCCTATACCCAGATATTTCTGCTGTAGCAGCAGATGTTCCACCCGTTATAGTTTCACCAATAATAAATTTTGGTTGAGCTGATATAAACAATCTTGAATTGCTGTTGATATCTTCTACTCGAATTGTAGCAGTTGCTTTAGATGTATCTCCAGTAATTGTTTCACCGTCTACAAAAGCACCATAGTTTGTATCTTCTAATAAAAACTTATCAATACCATTAACTCCAATATTAGAACGTGGACCTTCATTTTGTAATAAAATAAAGTTAGTAGTACCTTCTTCCGATAAAATTAGATTTGTATCTCCAAGATTTGTTAATTGTAACTCAGCAGATTCCATAAACTGGTAATACTTTTCTAAAAAAGTAATTACACCAGCTGTATCTGCTTTTACAAAATCTGGAAATTGTTCCGCTACTTTAAGCGAGATTTTATTATTAAAGGCCATTAGTTACTATAAGATGATATTGTTGTATATGATACACCAGCATTAGATGCTCCAGAAGCTATTGTATCTTCTGCTCCTGTTACGGACATATTAGTAGAATCTATTTCTAAAATTTGATTTCTAACTGGAACGATATCATTAGATAACGGTATTACTGTAAGTGTAATTGTACCATCTGAATTTGATACCGATGTAATATTCAAGGACGTCAGGACTATTTCTCCCGAATCATAATCTATAGTACCAGCAGAAGTATCTACATATGTTCTAGCTGAACCAACTAGGTAATAAGTTCTAACCACACCAGCGCCATCGTCATCTAGGTATAAAGTATTTTCATTACCACTTATAATAAATCCCGTTGACGATAATTGTTTTTCTGCTGCGTCTGGATCATGTAAAGCATTACTAAATGAAACTGTATATTTTGTGGCGGCAGATAATGTCGGAGTAATATTCTGACTAATTTTAATTGTTGTAATATTAGACAATATAGAAACATCAACATCATCAATAGTACCTGTAAGTTGTGAATGTCTAAAAATACCTTCAAACTTTTCCAAATTATCATCACTAAAACTATTAATAGCAGTAGTAACTAAAGTTTCTAAAGAGCTAGATGTTTTTGTAGTAGCAGAATTATCAAATTTAAAATTCACAATAGGTATAATCTTAATCGTCACTGGATCTTCTATTTCTACAGTTACACTAGCTACCTTATAATCGTTTAATTGTGTTATAATAGAATTTTTTGTAGCGGCAGTAAGTGAGTCACCAGTCATTGGACGAATTGAAATATATACTTTACCATAGACTGCCGGACTAGCGTGTTCTCCACCCCATACAGCTATAGATTGTACATTTGAATATATTTGAGGAACAATTACTTTATAATCAGCAGCAGTTACTGCTCTATTCTGTGCAGCATAACTAAACGGCGCATTATATTTTATAGCATCTAATGTATCTGGTTCAGCCCCACCAGCGGCAGCAGTTGCCGTTACTACTGTAATATCACTATTACCTCCAATATTACTAGAAGAAGTAAATACACTTGCTCCATTAGCATCAGCTTTATTTGTGACAACATAACTCATAGACACAATATTACCGTCAATAAGAGCCTTGCCTACGATACCATCACCAAAATATATTTCCCATTCTCCATCTGTTGTTTCTTGTGTAAAGAAAGCAGCTGTAGTACTCTTGACATCTACAATATTATCTGCCTTTGTATATGTTGTGGTTGTTGTATCGGTTGAAGAAGTTTGTACAGTAACGCTTAATGTGGAGATATCAATATTATCATTATCTAAAATAAATCGTTGGTCTGCGTCAGATGTATTTACTGTATATTCTGTTGTTATATATGTACCTTCATAAACAGGTAAATTATCAAAGGTATAAATTCCGTTATCAGGTTGTATTGTTACATCAGCGATTGCTACAAACTGATATTGTGTTCCGGTAACTGTAGCAGCAAAGGCATGACCTGCAGATAAAGTTAAAGATCCTGATGTAGCATCATTTACTGTCACATCAAGATAAGCAACAGGTGCTTTAGCTGAAACTGGAGTATAGTTTAATTTTTTAGCATGAGATACAACCGAATTTCTTTTGACTGCGGTATCAAGGAACATTTCATTAGCAAGCATATTTGCCATGAAAGCATTATAGTGTGTATTGTATGCTAACACATCTAACAATACGGACATACCAGATCCTTCAAAATCATAATCTGTAAATTCAGACTGCCCTTTTAAATAAGTTTTGAGATTTGATTTAATTGTATCAAAATCTAAATCTGTAATTTCTAATTTGCCTTGTGTATTGACTGCCATTATCGTATCCTATCCAGGAAGATTTCTACTTCCTCTATTACGTTTGGTACATTAGCTAATGAAAACCTAACTGTTATTCTTAATCTATTATTATCTAAATCTCTGCCAGTAGGACTATTCACCACAACTTCTTCCAAAATAACTCTGGGTTCGTAAATCTCCAAAGTATTAGTTATAGCAGATTGTAATTCAATTTCTGTTATCGGTGTAAAATTTTCAAACAGAGACCCATGTACATTTCCCCCTATCTCAGGATGAAATAGGCGTTCGCCTCTATTCGTTAATACTAGATTTCTTACACTACGTTTTATTGCCTGAACATCTGTTACCTTACTAACATCGCTAGATAATGGATTTTTAGTAAAAAATAAGTTTAGGTCCTTATAGATAAAAGTACTTCTAGGACTCTCGTTTACTGCTTGGGCATCATCGTACCCTGTGTTATATGTTATAGGCATTTGTACTATTTATATCGTTTATTATTAGTTTTCACCATCAATGCCTGTCGAAATCTGGATCTGCTGAACTATCATCATTTGTATCATCATTTCCTGGATTAGTTGTGGCCGGCGGAGTCGTTGTTGTTATTCCAGGACCTCCTTCCCACCTATTAGCACCAACTGGAACTATCCATGTATTTCCATATCCTGTAACCCTAACATTATTTCCAAATGTAGCACCCTTTTGTCCAACATTAGGAGGTCGATAATGTGCCCTATTGCCATTATTTTGGCCGTAATAGACCATCTCTAGACCATTAACTTTTACACCGTCTGGAGCTTTTCCACATTTAAATAAACACACAAGACCTCCTTTCTCAGAATTTGGTTTCCATAACATACCCCTACCCCGGCATGGTGCGGTTGAACTTGTACCACTGCCAGATGGGCTCCCAGGATTTTTTGTTATTTTGGGTATTGTAACACCTTTACCTTTATTCCAACTACCATCAGACCAACCTCCAGTTCCTTCTGTAGTTTTGCGTGCAGTTGACATTTTATTATTTTACCTCGGTATCATGTAAGTTTCTAACCTTTTCAGCATTTACATTAATGGCCGGTGCGGTTGATCCAGCAAAAGGATTAGTTTGTGGTTTAAATAATTTTTCGTCGTCATTGTTAATCGGATTAACTGACGGACCGGTCATTTCTTGATTACCTACATGAGTCGCATCAGAGAGTGAACCCCAAGTACCTATATCACCTTCAGCATTACTATAAGATCCAGCAGCACTACTAGTTACAGAATCAGCTGCTTTAAATGCAAAGTTTACTCTTGCCTGTAATGTATTTCTAGACTTTGGTGAATCTGTTATATCTACAGTTGTACCACCTTCATGTACGATAGCACCTCCTGGTAATTCCAAGTTACCAGCAAAATCTGCACCACCCTCCAATCCAGCAAAAGGATCACCTTGCGGCACTTTCAAAACAATTCTACCTCCAGCGGTCCCCCTTTCCGCAGATTCTAAATGTATTAATCCGCCAAAGTTTTGGTCTTGCCCGCCTTTGCCCTGATATCCACTGCCGACCTCTGTATCCGCAGAATATCCAATAGCCTTGACTTTCACTTGTCCGGCTAGCATATTGATACTATTTTCCTTGGCCTCAATATTTACATTATGACCTCTGAGATTCAAATCACCCTTAGCGTGTATGTCAATGTTATGGTCAGACACTAAACGAATATTCCATTTGGCACCAACTGTCATTTGGTCATTCGCTCGTATCATCACTTCATCATCGCCTGTCCAAAATATCTTACCTTTAACATATAGATAATCATCATGTATAGTTAAGTTATGGTTATCACCTGTGACCTTTGTAGTTTTATTACCACTATCATCAATTTCATAGTAAGTACCAGACCGATGCGTCTGATTGATTCTCTCTGCTCCAGGAGTATCATCATATTCCATAATATGTCCAGACTCAGATTCATAAACTTTATTATAAGGATATTGCGCAGCATATGCTGAAGTGGGTTCACTCCAATAGTGAGTCATAAATTCTTTGGTTCTATCATCACCCGCAAAAGGGGCTTTAGGGGTTTCTGGAAACATACCATGACCAATGTTGATCCACTTTTCTCTTGTTTCTGCTCGTCTCCTTATCATAAAGTGACCATCAGTTAATACAACTCCGCCACCTCCGTATTGCGAGAATTTAAAATCATCTCCATACTCCCACTCATTCTGTGGTTGGTCAGCCATTGGACTTATTGTATTGTTTTTAGAATATTTCTCAACATCTGTATCACCTGGACCGGATATAGGCGTACCATCAGCACTACCAATAGTAATTACTTTACCCAATAATTTCTTAACTTTAAATCTTCTACCATTCAATTCATGCATACCGTGAATACCAGATAGCATAATTATATCATTTTCTTGAATTACCTCAGTAAGTGAATCTACTGTTACCTTAACATTTGGTGAAAATGTAATATCTGTAATTTTCATACCACCACGTGCAAGTCTATTATAATCACTTAAAGGTATAGCAATTCTATGTGTATCAGGTACATCTTTCCATTTCTTTGTACCTACATTGCCATATACTCCATCATCAAAAAGTTTTTCAATTTTATCTAACATCGTTTTGCCATAGAGCTTCTCTATGTTTTTCTTTTGGCACATAGCCATTCTTGGATATGGATTTCGATGTTTTTTAGCAACTTCTGAGATAACTGGATATGACGGTTGTGTTATATCCTGATTTTCGGGATGATGATAGAATCCCGTACTTATCACATGACCGAGATTTATATTAGTAGCATTTTCACTTTTATCTATATTGGTCCAAAATCGTGTAGAATCTGTAGGTGGACCTACTAACCTTCTTGTAGTTCCGTAAGTTTCAAATAAAGCATCAGTATGGGTTAATATCGGAACTGTTTTTGCTGTTCCTTTTGGTAGGTCGAGCTCAGCATCCCTAGTTGCTTGATAAGATGGTGAAGTGCCATAAAGTATTTCATCACCATACATCTTCATTTTATCAAAAGGACCAGGACCCCAATATTGATTATTAGCCGTTTCTATAACATCCACATTGGGTGTGATGGTAGTTTCTGTTTCTTTTCTCCAAGTAAGAGCAGAAGGTGGAAATGGAATATCTGATAATTCTTTATCTGATGCTGTTGTTCCTGTTGGATCAAAAAAGCCAAACTTTCCATTTTCACTACTTCTTCCCCAACCACCATGAGGCAATCCATCTTCTACCGGTCCAGCACTGTGTTTAGACGGTTGAGTATTCATACCAGGAAGAGTACCCATAATAATCCAATCTTGTAAAGACTCTGGGTCTCTTGCAAATCCTATAACCCAAGTTCCTTCTTCTATGCCCGGATGAGATTCACCAACGCCCGACATAGCATGCCCACCCACAGGTTGCATAACTTGTGACCATGGTAATTGCTCAGTACTTATTTTTGATTGTTCTGCTGTATGGTAGCCTAACCATCTAGTCTTAACACGACCCATCTTATCTGGATCATGTCTATCTTCAACTACACCTATAGCCCATATAAAGCCATCACGTCCTAAAAACCCTGTATTCATTTATATATTTATATGAAAAATACTAAATATAAATTTGATTCTGGAGGAAGGAACGCAAAACAAACCCCACCGTAATGGTGGGGTTTGAAAACATTAAGCAGAGGATATCGGTTGAAACAGAGCCTTTTTCATACTTGAATTTGTTTATTTCTCTATTATATTCTTGGGCGTCCCCAAGGCCTACAACCGGACGTAGGACTTTTCTCTATTATTGCGATTTACACCGACTGACAGGTCACAAATCTGCCAGACCATCAATATCGTTTCATTTTCACTCCTTCTTTTTTCGTACCGGGGTTGGTTTCATAAGACCCATACCAGTACCACTACTAGCAAGAGCCTCGGCGTTAGACAGTTTTACTTTCTTATCAAGATATAATTGTCTAGCTATACCTTTCAAGGGTTTTCTGTCCTGCTTAGGTCTCATTTGGTCGGGATGATCAGCATTACGAATTCTATCTTGTTTAGATTGAAAAAAACTTTTCAAATCTTGAGTTACTGTAATATCATTTTCCATAATACTTATCTACCTGCAAATAACTTAACAAATACTTTTCAGCAGTATCAAGAGATTTAATAGCTTCTTCCAATTCAAACCTCTCAACTTCTTTTACAAATTTTCCAGTCTTTAATTCCTTAACGACCTCTTGCCGAACTAATCTTACGGCATCCAATAATTTTTGTCGCTTATTCAAATTTCGATTTCCTCTTAACGTGTTCACTACCATTACCACCATTTTTTTGGTCACCCATATGTACATCTTTAACAGGCACCCAAATCTCAAACATACTTTCTACATCACGGACTAGATACTTTGTTGAAGCTTCATTTCTAGCCACTACATTACCCTTGCGATATAACTTTTCATATTTTGCAATAGGCAAATCCACT